CTCTTGCGCCAGCTTTTGTTGAATCTGCATCTTTTTGAAATCTTGACCAGCTTGTCTAGCGGCAAGTACATCGGGATGGTTGTCAACAGTCCTGCGAACTGCCTCTTGTGGATTCTCGAAAAAATCTACTTCAGGCTCTTTCTCAATAGGTTGCTGTTTTGAGGAGAGGTTTTGCTTTATAAGTTCATCTGCCAGCTTTCGCACTTCCCCAACTTCCTGCGCTTGCTTTCCAATCAGCTTTTCAGCTTCTTGGTGCATTTTGACCACTTCTTCTAGAGATTTCTGCCTGTATTTCTCAGGCATCTCAGTCAGTGGTGCTACTTCAGGTAGTTGCTTCTTTTGCTCGACTGCATCTAACTCACTTAGCGACTCATCATCATTGTCAATCAACATATTTTTACCTTTTCCTGCCGTTATCGGTTCTAGGACATTCAACTCGACATTTCTGTTTATGAGTTGTGCTTTTGCTCCCACTTCAACTGATCTAGGTGTTTTTTCTCGAACTTCCCATGTTCTGATGGGAAAGAACCAGACCACCCTTCTAGTTTGAAGTTTGGAGCAGACAGAGTACGGTTGGCTGTTTCTCCGCACTCACATCGAAAACTCGTTAACTCATAATTAACAAGTCTTTCAGTTTTATGCCCGTTTGCACAGGCAAAATCAAACATTCTTTTCATTCAATTCCTCATACGCTTGTTCGCTGACCTCTTTCAAGGTTTTTAGCCAAGTCAAGATGGAAAGTTCCCCTTTTTTGAACATCAAGGTCTTTTCATCAGGAATAACGCTTATATTATTGAGTGACTCTATCATATTGTCAATATCAATAGTCAATTCTTTCCAACCGTCCATAGACATCATGGAAAAACGGTCTTCATAGTACTTTTGTAGTTCTGGGGTCATTGTTTCCTCAAAAGAACATTAAAAAATTGCTGTTACTGCCGCTAGGCGCAGGAGGTGCCGTGAATATCCATCCTGAGTTATTGCCGCCATCTGTGGAATTTGCCCCTGCATACCATCCTGCACCGCCTGTAGCCGTAGACCTACTGATAGACAGAAAGTCTGCGCTTACAGTACCGCTTGCCTTGGATAGCGTATGACTTGCCGCAGTGACAGAACCAATTGTTAAAAGTCTTGTGGATTCGCCACTTGCATTCCAATCGGCAAATGTGCTAGTTGTTGCCGCCGTAAACAGGATAGATGTTGCGCCAGTACTTTTATAAGTATTGGTTATGTTGCCGAATGTGTTTGAGCCTGTAATGGTCAAAGCACCAGCACCACCTTGATTAAGTGTGCAGTTAAACGTAGAGCCACTACCAACAAACGTCTTGGCAGTTGCGGCAGTCATTGAAATCGTGCCTGTGCCTGTCCCTGCGGTTGTGGTAAAACCTGTGGGAACAGCGTTGTTAAATGCAGTTGTTGTGGCGGCTGGGCAGACTAATGTTCCACCATTAAATGTTAAATTCTTTGTGCCTGTGGTAGTTGTAAACGCAGTTCCAACAGTATATGTAAAGCCATTTAAATCTAACGTGCCGTTGGTGAACGTTGTTGTTACGCCTGTGCCTGTTGTCAAAGCATCTTGCAAAGTAACCGAACCACTTGGGCTGTTAATTGTGATTGGTTGAGTAAATGTTTTTGCAGAACTTGTAATTTGCTGTGTAGTGCGCCCTGCAAACGTAAGCAATCCTGTACCCGATATTGTTATTCCTGTGCCATTTATCCAGTTACCATAAATTGATAATGCATTTACGCCTGTTGCCAACGTCATAGTATTTGACGTTCTCAACGACATATCTATTGTGCTAATGTTGTAGTCAGCGTTAATTGTTGTCGTAGAACCTGATGCAGGATATGTAGCCGCAGGAAATACCGCAGTATCTTGTGCTAATGGAAACTGAGTTGCGTCAAATGCGCCGCCTGATGTAGCAGACCAAGAGCCTGTGCCTGTAGCACCCCAATTGGCAGAACCTGTTTGACGATAAAACACAGTCTTAGCCGCAGGGAAAGTTATATTGGTGTTTCCCTTACAGTCACCTAGTCGAGTGCCTGACAACGTGCCATGTGCGCCAGCAATAGTTATATCTCTAAAATCAACATCAGATACTGCCGCAATAGATGCACAGGTTAATGTGCGAGTAGTACCAATAACATTAGAATTAATTAAGTAGCGACAAGATGCCGTAGTGCCAGCACCTATTGTAAATGTCCCACTGATTGTTTGGTCAGCAGAAAAATTAAATTTACCAAGTCCAACAGATGTTTTGCTTGCTATTGTTAAATTATTGTATGTAGCCGTACCTGATATATTAGTGAATCCTGAAATTTGGGAAAAAGATACATTATGAAATGTTTGCCCGCCCGTATTAAAAAGCAATGACGAACTTGTAAAGTTTATCTGAGATGTTCCGGCATTAAATGTAAGATTTGTAGACGTAGTAAAAGTTATGGGGGAAGTTCCACCTAACGTAACAGTTGAAGCATTTAAATTAATAATTCTTGCATTTGAGTTACTAGACGAAAAAGAATCTGCCGTCACAGAATAATTACTTATCGATGAAGTATCAAAAGTTCCGTTTGTAATTGTCAACGAATTAACACCGCAATTAAGCGCACTACCAAGTGTCCAACCGCCGCCAACACCATCAAAAGTTACGCTTGCACCAAAAGCAACGCCATTAGTAGTTACAGTTTTACCAGTTGTTGTAGCGTTAAATGTGGTTGTGCCTGTATATGTGCGGGTAAAGTTTGTGGCTTGAAACGTAAGACTGCCTGATACTGTCAATCCAATGCTTGTACCAGCAAGGGTCATCGTTCCATCAAGCCCTGACGCTAAAAAGTCTCTACAGACCCTTGGCGTGTTTGCCATAGTGACTGTAAATGCGGTGGCTAATACATTTGAGTTTGCATCAAAAAATACATTGTCTGCCGCAGTTGGGACAGATGCACCGCCAGCTCCACCTGATGACGCAGACCAGTTTGTTGTGCTTGTGGAATCCCAAGTACCTGTGCCAAGAACCCAATAGCGATTAGCCATTAGACCCCCTCAGTGGGAGGCGCAGTAATTACAGCAATCCAGTTATCAAACCTTTGCTGTTTCATGGCTTCAATCTCAGCATCTGTAAATGCATGATCGTCAGGCAAGTGAAGAGCATCTGAAAATGTGCCGTACTGCGATGAAAAAGAAAAGTCAATCTTCATGGTCATGCCTGTGTGGTTACTGCGATCACATCCCAACGTGTATTGTTAGCGTTGTAAATACAACCTACATACGTTGTCTTACTGATAGTCGTTGCTGTTGGTAAAGTCACACCAATGACTGTGTAGGTTGCATCCCAAGTTAATGATCTGCTTGTGCCGTTGTCCAGCAATCTAAACATCAACTTATCGCCATCAACAGGTGTTCCAGTTGGGGCATTGATGGTAAGACCCGCTGCTAATGCCGTGTATGCGTAAACATCAGCCGTTGCAACGCTTGGGGTTAAAGATGATGCAGATGCGGCTGAAGTAACTCTTGGGTCAATACGCTTGTTAGTTAATGTCTCTGTGCCTGAGTAAGTAGCAATAGACGCACCAGCCAATGTCGTTGCACCAGTACCGCCATTTGCTATTGGTAAGGCAGTACCAGACAATGTGATTGCTAATGTGCCACTTGTCGTAATTGGTGAGCCAGCAACAGATAAAAATGCTGGGACTGTTGCCGCAACGCTTGTGACTGTTCCTGTTCCTGCACTTACATTGACGGTTACATCGTCCCCTGAATTTGTAGCAGTTACTGTTGCCCCAACAAAATTGATGTTCTTAACACCTGTGGAGATTGAAGTTCCCTCATCCTTGATGCCTACCGCCCCATTGGTAGACATGGTGCTAATAACTTTGATCTTCTCTGCTAAGTCAGGAGCAACCACCTCACCAACATTAATCTCTTGCCCTGTTGACAAAGTAATGACCAAAGAACCATCAAAGTCAATCTTGGCATCAGTGACAGATACACCATCCTTGCCATCTATCCCGTTCTTACCATCCCGACCATTTAACCCATTCTTACCATCTACGCCTTGACGACCATCTAAACCCCTATCACCCTTGTCGCCTTTATCCCCCTTTTCAGGGACTATGGATTTGGCAACTTCTAGTTGTGCGGTGACTTTGTTTTCCATCACTTTGATGGCTTCAACAATCAAGTCAACATTGTCTTGAACGGCTTGTTCTTCTTGCTGGCGCATAGCCACCAAGGTTTCTTCCATCTTATTGATAGCGTCTAACTTCTCATCAAAAGATGAGTCATTTGCCTCAATGCTTTGGATTAGTTCCCTGATGTTAGCCATTCTTCAGCCCATTAGTCAGTTTTTCAAGAAAGTCTTGTTTTACTTGAGACTGAGCATTTATTTTGTCAGCCATCTGTAACTCGACAATCTTAGACTTATTCTTAATATCAGACTCTTTAAGCATCAATTCAGCAATCTTAACCCGCTTATCAAACTCTTTAGAAGACAAATCATCCTGATTAGGAAGATTCTTAGTCAGGCTTGCAGTCATCTTTGCTTGCACTTCTTGAGGCATTAACTGAGTCTCAACCATCAATTTCTGTGCTTCAGCCCTGTTTTGCTCTGCCGCAGTAGTGTTTACAGCAATTTGAGCCTGTGCCGCTTGCATAGCCAACTGTTGTTGTGCTTGCTGCATCTGTTGAGCTTGTGGATCAGGCTGCATCATCTGATCCAATGCCGCCATCAACTCCATGCGGTTAGACAAACTGCTGTTTCCAACAATTCCTTTAAGCAAAATAGGCAAAACAGGAGTATTTGCACCCAAAGTCTGCAACAAACCAATGAATTGCTGTTGTTCGTACTCCCGTGCAATGATGCCCAAAGTAGCGGTTGGGATGAAGTTCATGTCCACAGACGGATAACGCTCTGGATCGAACTGCATGAACCTGAAAGCAGCTTTTTTAATAAATGGAATCAAGAAATCTTCTTGGAAATTTACCAATGTACGCTTGTATTTCTTGATGATGGAGGCAACCGCCATCGACATACCGCCACCATCACGACTAGCTTGGCTAATCATGCCGTTGGAGTCTAAAGTTCCTGTAGCTTGTAGCAACATTCGCTCAAAGTCTTTGGCAGTTGCAAGGTTGTTTGGATCAGTCTGTCCAAACTTAAACGGATACAAAATTTCGCTAGGAGAACCATTGACCAGAATAGCTTTTCCAGGCTTTACCTCAAACTTCATACCACGAGGCAAGCGAGTTGCATCCATCGCCATCATGGGGGAGGTACTCAATGCCAGTGAATCTAAGTGGCTGCGGGTCTGAGCATCAATGGCCTTTTGCATATTGAATGCTTTTTCCACCGTACCACGACCAAGCAACCTGTTTGGCACAGTATCGTCTTGGTAAGACAGAACTGGCCTGTCTTTCATCATGTATGGATTTTCTTCAGCCTTTAACAGCATTCCATCATTGGCAATCACGACAATAGCCTCAACCATGTCGGTGTAGTCTTCTGCCGCTGAGTTTTCAGGGAACAATTCAACAATATCCTTGTTCTCTTTCATGTTCTCAAGGTACTCACGGGGAACTAGCCCGTAGTAAGTCAACAAAAGAACCTTCTCATCCTGATACTGGCTTACTTCTTGGGTAGGTTCTAGGTCAGTATCTTCACTGGCAGTACCAATGTCCACCTTACGGTAGATTCCACGTTCAATACCTTGCACAACCTTATGAATTGAAACGTATTTCTCTATCGCTACCCCCATACAATCGTCAATGGAAGTACCATTCGGGTCGAATAGAAAATTCTTGGGGTTGACAGGCATGATCTTGACAGAAATTCTGTCTCGCTCCATCACGCCAATAGCTGCCTGACCCTGTTGATTAGGAATAGGTCGAGTCGAGGGAACATACTCAGTTTCAGTCTTGACAACAATCTCGCCAATGCCTGTCCCATAGATTTCAGCCATCAATTCAATCTGGTCAATAGCTTTTCTGATTTTGTCCTTCTTGAAATCCTCAGTGAGTTGAGCCTTAATTATCTCAACATCAATGGGATTCCCGTTTACATCTTGGATATTGTCTTCAATGTCAAAGAAGTCACCTTGACCAAAGATGGCTTCCATGATCTCAGCGTGACGAGTCTCGACTGCTTGTTGAGTAGCAGGAGTTACGATTCGGCTGCGTTCTGACTCACGGGTTTTGTCTTCAGATGCCCATTGACCACGGAAGATGCGCTCGTACTCTAGGTAGGAGGGCAGGAAGTTAGTGTCTCTGTAGTCACGCCACTTGTCGCAGTGGCTAGTGATGAAATCGGTCAGTTCTTTATCAGCCTCAGTAGGCTCATAAAATTCGTTCTGTTCAAGTTTGACTTCTTTATCTGTTGCCATTTAATTCCCCGAAATAATATCTAGAGGCTCCCACTCATCTTCTTGGTCATCAACAAAGTATGAGGTTACAGCCAGTTGGTCAATGTAGGAAAGGGCATCAGGCAAGTCATCATGAACACCAAGGGCTGGAAACATCAAGAGTTGATCTTTGAATTCATCCCAATCTTCCTCAGAGTTCAGCACAATACGCCCATGCTCAAACCGTCCTTGGAGACTCCAGATAATCCTGTCAGTCTTTTTCCTGTTGCCGTGCGTCAAGTCAACTATGTGTGAATATACATTATTTTTACGCATTAAGTCACTCAAATACGGCAAAACTGCGTTTTTTAATGCTCCACGCTCAATTCCAATGCTCAAAGGTCGGTATTCCCGCATCTTCAACAGGATCGTAGCCGCAGTTTCCCTGATGTCCCACCGCCCGTAAACAATCTCTTTAACAAACCATTTGCCATCTTCTGTTACCTTAACAACAGCAATGGCAGTCTGATCTAGCCTTTTCTTGGAATTAGCAGCTTGTCTAGCCACTTCTTCAAACCCTGCCAGATCGACAGCAATGTAGTACGAGCCATGTTCAGGTTCTTCTCCATATTTAATCCATTCTTCTTTAAAAACGTCAGAGCCAGCATTGTCAAAACTGGCAAGGTATTCCTGCTTGAAAGCAAAGGAACTCAGGGTCTTCTTGGCAGACTCAATCTCATCAGGGTCTATCAGGGGGTTGTCTTTGGTAGTGAAGTGCCACGACTTCCAATCAGGATCACTACCATCCTGACCCAAGTTGTACAAATCGTAGAACCAGTTCCTACCCTTGGGAGTCCCGATCATCATGCACCGACCCTTTTTATCACTCAGTGACGCACGAATCACCTGTTCCCAAGTCTCAGGCTTAATGTCAGCTACCTCATCCAACACCGCATAAGTCAAGCTGACACCCCGTAAGGTATCAGGTCTGTCTGATCCCCTCACATATATCTTTGCGCCGTTAATCAAGGTCACTTCCATATTATTGACATGGCTAGACTGAATGATCTCCCTGCCAATGTCCAAGAGTACATCCCAAATGATCTGCCTAGCCTGACCTTGGGTAGGGGCAACGTATAGCACCGCACTACCAGCAGGGCAACTCAACCCCTCTATTAATAGTGTCGTGACAGCTAACCTAGACTTACCGCACCGCCGTCCAGCTACGACAACCTTGAACCTCGTCTTGTCGGCGTAGACTTCCTGTTGCCAAGGGAGGAGCGCAAAGTTCAAGTCAGCCATTCTTAGCCTCTACGTCTTGGATGTCGTCTGGATCAATCGTAGTTGCCTCTACTGTAGGTGCGCCTATGCCAGTGATTGTGATGTTGACTGCACTCCTCTGGCCTTTATCCTTGTCAAACATGGATATAGGAAGTGTCCTGTCCACACACATCTTGATAGCCGCCATCTGAGCAGGGTGGTTGTCGTTCAACGCAATTGAAATCATCTTCTCCACAACATCCTTACCACTCGACCTGATAAGCATATCCTTCAAGTCCTTGATTCTCTGGCTGTCAGTCTTGGGCAACGCAAGCTCAGGATTCCTTGCGTACTCCTGTATCTGACGCTTTAAACCGTAAATACCTTTAGGTCTGCCAGCTTTCTTCTTCTCTAGCTGCGCCTGTGGCTCGTCTTGGATGCCGTCAATCTGTTCTATCTTCACGATTATCCTTGTGCGTTATGGGCGTGATAGGTGGGGACTATAGCAAATTGTGGCTTGATATGGTAGATTTATCAGCGTTGGCGCATAGTACCCGAATGATTTCCCTTAAGGTTATCTAATTACTAATTCGGAACTCCCTGCGCCAACACCTATTTTTTTTCAA